CCCCTGGCTTACCCATTCACCGTTCACCCATGCGTAGTAATCATAAGGGGCTTCCGTGCCTACAGCCATGAACCCGTCAACTGCCGAACCATCGGGAACGGCAGATTTCAAGGCTTCAAGGGTGGCGTATTCGCCGGCTACACGGAAAGAGCTTCCCGGTTCACCCTTGCAATAAATATCCGTCCTGTCGAAGCTTTCCGTATCCTTGTTATACACATAGACATAGTGGTCTTTGCCGATGTATGTCGGATTGTTGGCAACCTTTTCGGCATTTAGGGCGGCTGTATTAGCGGCGGTGGCTTTTTCTTCGGCGGTTACAGCAGCATTATTTGCGTTACTGGTCGCTTCCTCGGATTTTTTAATTGCATTAACGACATCCTGATAAGCGGTCTGAATATCTTCCAAGCTAACCTTTACACTGGTCTTGATACCATCTATGATTTTGTAACCAATGGTATATAATCCCTTTAGGCTATCGGCAAGAGGCAACTCTGATATTTTCTTCTTTATTAACGGCATAATGTTATATCAATAAAAAAGCCTTGAGCACAACGTATGGGTACGTTAGCTCAAAGGCTTGTGTATTCTATGCTACTATTCTTAAAAGTCTATTATCAAAGCTCCGTGCATCTTCACACAGTTTATGCAACCACATTGATAATTTTCTAAATAACATACCCATTTCTCTGTTTTTCACAAAATTAGTTCAGAGAAACAGACTTGCCATTTTTTTACATCGCAGATAACGAACAATTGGTAAAAGGTTTGTTATTTGCAGGTTTACAACTCCTCATGCATATGTTTGAATACACTCCAATAAGTATAACCATTCTTTTTAAAGCCAACTATTTCCCCGGAATCCATTCCTACATTAATTGAAAGCGATGAAACCGGATTCAACGCATCACCGTTAGGAGCTATAAGCACGCTGGAATTAGCTGTTTCTAGCCGTATTTGTATAATAACCCTTGTAAACAAGGGTACCACCCAACGAATTACACGTGAATAATCACCTTCAATTTCCGGCAACACTAAATGAGCGCTTTTTGTAATAAGGCTTCCGCTATCAATATCAATACCATTAGATATTTTAAGATATTCGGCATTGAGATGGATAATACCTGATAAATCCACATCAGTACCTATTAATTTACCGTCATGAAGTACCCTGAAAGGAGCTTTTCCCCTATTTGTTTCATTGGCTCCAGCCCATATACGTACATCAGAACCGGAATTTCCCTCACCGGACATACCGGCATTAATACCATCGTCATTACCGATACCGACCAAACCGGAAATAAGACCATTCAAAAACCTGATACGTCCGGCTATCTCATTCGTTACCAAATCAAAATAAGTCTTACCATCAGAAGAAACTATCTTATCCGTAGTTATTCGTCCGGGCAATATCTCCGTAAATCCGTACAAAGTGGCAAAGCTTCTCTCCTCGTTATTCTCACTGTTAAGGATACCGACAAGCAGATGATAATATCCGTCTATCTGTTCCAACGCAATAGCAGTTTCACTCAAAAGGAATATCCCTGATTGGTTATCCTTACTACACTTGGCATATAAATAGAATTTCTTTTCCGGATTGACAAGTGAGGGGGAATTGTATTCCGCCATATCCCAATACTTGTAATCACCGGCTGCATGAGCATTGGATAAGGTCTTAATCCCTAATGTCATGTGCTGGATGATACCTGCCGGAACGTTCAGAACCTTTGTACTCGGATTATAACTAATATCATGGTTGACTACCACCGGGTCGGTCTTGGAGTTCACGAAACGGAACTGGAGGCTTTCATCACCAACGAGCATCTGCATCGTGGCAACCGTTATCGGGTTGATTGCACCGGAAAAGTTTAGCAGGCTGTCGGCAATCATTTCCATTGTCTCCTTTGCATCACGATAGTAACGCTTGGTGAATTGAAGTGCCTTCTTGTGGTTCTCCTCAACCTGCACCTCGTTCGTTTCTATCTTATTAAGTTCACTGGCAACGGATGTACCTACCGGAGTGTTGGACAGTTCTATTTCGGGGCTGTACGGGTTATTTACAAACCGTTTGATACCTACCATACGGATAAGAGAGCCTTCGGGATGGAACTGATTGTCCGTAAAGTTCACGAAACCACCCAATACGATTTTACCGCCAACCTGTAACCAACGTTTCTTTGCCCAAATGCCATCCAATGTACCAGTAAAAGTGAACATCTTGTTTTCATGTTCGTAGAGATACTTGACGGCTTCCCGGAACACATCCCATGATGCGCCCGTTCTTGTAGCATTGTCACTGATATAGGCTTCGGGCAACTGGATACCGAACACTGCGTATTTGTCGCCAACTTCCGGCATCCATACGCCACCGTCCGGCATGGTGATACCGTCTATCTCCTGCGGGATTATCTCGAATTTACGCCCTACATGGGTGTACCTCACTTCAAATTCTTTACCGGAAAGCATGCCGGACTGAAAGATAACAGTCATCTTCTCACCCTCGATAAGACAATCCTTAAAATTGAGGTTATCGGGAATATCATTATCGTAAAAATCATAGAAATGCTTCTTCGTATCTACTGTTCTAACCTCACTAACCTTTCCCACGCGTGACGGGTAAATCTCTGTGCAATCCAGGCTATCCTCTTTGGCAGTGGTTAGCTCATGGTCGGCACGCATAACGGCCGTACCGTATTCGTCAGTCTTATAAGTTCGGGAGATAGCAGCGTTGAAACCGTCCTCTCCATCGAAGTGCGTACCGTCATAACGAATGGTCTGTGATTTGGGCATCAGCAATTCTTTCGCACCGTATTTTGAATAATCTATGTTTCTATCAGTCGTTTCTACAAGGATAATTTCAGGCGGAATGTCACCGCTTTCCCGTCCTACACCAGTTTTAAAGCCATGTCCTTTACCATAAGAAAGAGTAAGGGGATTATCCTTGTTGTATTCGACTTTCTTTAGGTGTACAGTCTTTGTATGCACACCCTCTATAACAGCTTCCGTAATCTGATATTCTGTTTCATAAATTTCTGCCAGTTGGCTTAAACCGTCCAAGCAATAGGTATGGTTGTAGTTAATCAGCTTTTCCGTACCATCTATACAGTCACCGATTACCCAGCCCGAAGAACGCCTGTTCAGATTATCGACAATTAGTTTGAGGTGTTCTTTAGGTTTGGCGGTATAAGGGAACTTGATACGGTTGTCTACCGTATTGCGTATCTTCCAAAGTTCCGTATCGGCTTTCGAGGTTTCAAGGATAAGCGTATAGTCGTAGTTCCTTTCTCCGTTCTTCTTGAAATTGCTGTCTTTCTTCAAGGAATAACGCTTGCCGTAGAACTCACACCATGAACCTACAGGGACATTCAGATAGCCCGGATAAGAGAAATACAGTGTAAGTGCATCTTCGCCCATTACAGCTTCATAGGAATAACTATTATCATCCGTCAGAAGCTCGATTGTTTCATTGCCGTTATGTAAAGTAATCATATTCTAATCTCCTAAATCAATAAAATATTTTTCATCTTCGGTTACTATAAGCTCCCCTGCTTCCGAAGCAAGCAAATATTCGGTATTTCCAAGTCGAAAGCTGGTAAATACAAGAGTTAGAGTAAACGCCCACCATATACCATCAATAGGATTAAAGCTGTCAGTTTTGCAGCTTTTGTAATAACATGGATAGTTTTCATTCCATTCGTCAACATAAAACATGCGCTCCGCGTCTTTATACTCGTATCCTTCGGCATCGGTCTTGGTGGATAGCCTAGTGAGGTCATACAAAAGAGCGTCACGGTTCCGCCAAAACGTATCGAAGTCCGGTGCACGCATTAAACATTTAAGGTTCACATCTTTCGTCTGGAACTTCACGTATTCACCGTCGTAGACAGCGCCATCCCGAGACTTGAAGTTCCGCAAGAAGTTCTTCTTCACAACCGGGGTTTTGAATATCTCCGCATTACTGCCTTTGAGAACGAGCACACCATAAGCGGACAAGTCCATATTATCTAGCTCGTAGCCTTTCGGTAGCGGAATGCTATTCACTGGTTCTTGATAAACATAACCATACGGACGCGGAAAGTCATTAACAAAAGTAAACTTGGAACGTTCGGTGTTACTATACATCTCAAAACTGTTCTGCGAGGATAACCTCAATCTAAATGTACGTCCCAACTGCGGAAAGTTGAAATCATGGTAGCCCATATCAGACAACAGGACTACGAAGTCATTATACCCCCACTCCGAAAAGAAGCCGAATTCAAGCGTGACGTCTTTCGTGTCAAGATGCATTTCCGAAAGGTCGAACTCTTTTCCATCCTCTTCCGGCCAATCGTTGCTGTCCGGGGTTTTAGAGGGTGAAAACGCTACCAATTCACCGTAATTACCCTGCATAGTGGCGACACCCAATTCAGTAAAGATGTTCTTATTGTCTATATAAAGTTGTCCTTTCATCGTTTAAGTGTTAACCCTTTAGTGTTTAATGTGTCAATACCGTTTTTCACGGCATACATGTATTCCCTCATTTCTACAAGATTAGACGTATAGTTATCAATGTTTGCCAAGTGGTTAAGAGCATCCCTGCTTTGGCTTTCAATTGCTTTAGCCGTTCTTTCTATATCCGTAGTTAATGAAATACCGGAAGAGGCATAGTTCAAAAGGCTGTCAATGCCATTAGCCATACGGTTGGCATTTTCGTTGATGGAGTATGTATGCCCTTGCATAACAGCCAACCGACCGTTGTTCTCGTCTACCGAATCTTGCGAAGCCGTAGCAATTCCCTTCTGTGAAGCTTCACGGGTGGAATCTGATTGCCAGCCAAAATCTTGCATCAGTTTATCACGTTCCGCAAGCAGGCTATTTGTAAGATTCTGTTGCATATTACGAAGTGCTTGTGCCTCGTCAGAAGTTATCCCATCTTTTCCATACTCAGCCCATGAATCATATAGTCTTTGAATTTGTTCTTTATATTTATTTGCAAGAAGAGACTGAAATATGGCTTTTTGAAGATGTTGCTCGAAATTATCGGCAAAATCCTCGTTGGTACTATCCAAATCAGAAAGTAAATCTGCATAACCACTTTTAAACTCATCGAAGCCTATTCCAGTAATAGCCTCTTTTTCTTTTTGTGCAATCTCGGTAAGTTGTTCTCCATAATCTACAATATTCTGCAAATAAGTAACAAAATCCTTGTTGACGGTATCAAGTACAGAAACCAGTTTTTCATCGGAAAGTATCTTTTCTATCTGTTCGGAAGACAAATCCCACAACTGATATTCCGCTGTAATCTTTTGCCCGACTAAACCTGAAATTCGTTGATAGTCCTCTTTGGACAATCTGTCATTTATACGGTATCCCAATGAGTGGGAACCGACACTTGCCCCGCTGGATGCAAGCTGCTTGATTAGTTGCCTTTGCCTGCTTATCTGGATATTTACAAGCTGTTCGGCTTCTTCTGCCGCTTTTATCGCCTCCGTTCCATAGTCGATGTCAATATAATCCATCTTCTTGGTTATAAGCTCATCCCAAATAGATATGAGATTTTCATATTGAGCTTTCATCTTTTCATAGCCGGAGTAGTCAGCGCCACCGAATCCTAACAATCCAGCTATTGTATTCCCAATTCCGGTTAAGACTCCAACACTTCCAGTTATGGCGGAGAACGGCTTGGTTAAATCAATACTTTCAAGAGCATTCATAGTCTGCCCAATGCCGTTCAATGTTTCAGCTACAGCTTCAGGTACTGCAACACCAAAATTCCCAAGCATGTCCACTATTTGGTTTCCAGCATTGACAATTTCCATACCTTGAGAGCCTATTGCATTTGCAGCCTTTGTTAATTTAGCTAGAACACCTTGCCTATCAGATTGAGCTTTAGAGAGTTTTTTTTCTGCTTCTTCTTGTGAAAGTAATTTTTTTACAAGTTTACCGGTTTCATCTTGGTACACTCCTGTTATCACTTCTCCTCCAGACATAACTAAGTTCAACTCGTTTTGGGCTTTTTTAACAGCATTTTGCGCTGTATTGTATTCAGACAAACCGGAATAAAGCTCTTTAAAAGGAGAACGCTTAGCTATTTTAAAGTCAATATTTTTCAAGGCATCTTGTAGTTCCTTTAAATCTTCTGGTCGCAAATCCTTTGCAGCAGCATTAATGTAATCTTTTAGTTTATCACGGAGAGATTTTAAAGCATCAGTTGTCTGCATATCTAAATCCCCAAACACATCAGCAAAATCAATTGATTTTTTAAATTCGGAAAAATCTAGTTCTCTCAATTGAGCTTCAAGATCTTTTTTCAAAGACTCTCTTTCTCCTTTCGTTAGAGAACTATCTATTTTTGCTGCATATTCTTTGGTTATAGCTTCTTTTTTCTTTTGATAATCACCATATTTTATGAGATATTCATTCCATGCGCTTTCCTGCTCTCGCATTAAATCGTCCTTTTGCCTGCTACTTACATATCCGATGATAGAATCAAAAGCAGAGCTGATATTAGAAGTATCTACTGCGGAAGCGTCAAAGGTTTTTGTTTTATATCCTTTGTTCTGTTTAGCTTTCAATTTCTCCAGCTCATCAAAAACCTTTTTTTGAGCATCTATTTCCGCACGAATAGCATCTTCTTTCTGCCGTTGCAAGTTTTGGATTTCTTTCTTGTTATCCAAATCACGCTGTGCCTTGACCTTTTGATAACCATCAGCCATGGCGCTAATACGAGCCTGCGCAATCTGATACTCCAAATCCTCAGCTTTCCGCCTACGCTCCAATGCGTACTTGCTTTCAAGTCCTAATATCTTATCTTGTTGGGACGTTAATGCGTTGATATTTCTACTACCAGCGCCTTTGTCACTATCATCCCCTTTATTAAATGTCAAATCAATAGCGGAAATACTATTAGCAAGTTCTTGACTTTGCTTGTTTAGTTGATACAATTCTGTCCTCAATTTAGCCGCGTCATTCTCCATACTATGTATTTTCCCTAATTGAGCACCGATGTTTATTTGAGCGGCAGAATATAAATCCGGCATTGCCTCTCGGTCTATTTTATCCCGCTCTGCTATTAATTCCTTTAGTTTTTTCTGTGCTTCTTCATATCCTTCGTATGCTTTATCTATTTGCTCTTCAAGGTCAATAGCCTTATTCCTGTTTTCTGCAATTCGGTTTTCTACTGCCCTTGCTTGTGCAGCTCTTAAAATAGAAGCAGCTAAATTTTCATAACTTTGTTGCGCTGTTCCATTTTTTATAGCCTCTGCATCTAAATTCTTGAAATAATCCGGATATGCCTTTTGTAACGCTGCAACAGCTTTATTGCGTTCATCTTGTCCCCTTGCAACATCTGTGGCTGCTTTATACAATAAATTAAGCCGTGTAATATCTTGCTGTGCATCCTTTGTACCTTTATTTACCATCTCATTAAAAACTTTGGTAGCATCGGACAAATCATTTGTAACTTTTTTAGTATTAATCAATCCATCAAGATAATTGAATATCTCTTTCCCATAAGCAGTGAGCAAAGTTATACCTACAACCAAAGCGGTATTCAATGAAAACACACCGGAAATTATCTGTTTCCAAACGGGAGTAACTTTCTGGATTTCTGTATTGCCTTTTTTTAGCTCTTCGATATATGCGGCGTATTCTTTTCTTGCCTTTTGGACTTCATCAAAGAAAATCGGAAGATTGTTACTGATTGCCAAGAAGAACATATTGACGCCCATCGTTGCGGCAGGAAGTTCTCTTGCTATCTGCTGGATTGACATACCAAGTCCATTAAATGCAGAAGAATAGTTGCCGACATTTCTTTGAAAACGACCGGATGCTTGTTCAGCCTCGTTTAATTCAGTTTGAATAACTCTAATTTGAGCAAGAAGTTCTTTGCCCGAATTGCCGGAACGCTTTATTCTCCCCATATTATCATAGAGATTAAGCATAAGTGACAACTGCTTACGCAATTGAGTTATACTTCCTTCTTCTGAGTTATTCTGTATGATTTGTTCTTTTTGGGCTTTTATATTTGCCCGAACTGCTTCTTCTTCCCTCTTCCGTACGGCTACTTGTTGTTCTACTTGACGCAATATGTTATATCCTTTGTCGCCCACCTTTTCTGTATCATTGAGAGCTGCAAAGTCAGACTTCAATTTTTTTATTTCAGCATCAGCTTCTTTTACAGCTTGCGTATTTGCGACAATCCATTTATTTGTGGATTGTAAGGCCTGAGTTTCTTCATGCACTGCCTTAACGGTATTGTCAGATTTCAAAACTTCCTCATAGGCTTTCTTCATCAATGCGTACTTCTTCATGTACTTATCAAGTTCTTTCGTAGCCTTGTCTAACTGCCTTTCGAGACTCTTCATGGTATTTCCACTATTTGGCTTACCTGCCAAAGCCATCATATCAGCCTTAAGCCCCTTTATTTCTGTGCGCAACTTAACAATCTTATCTAATTCAATATCTGCGCTAAATTTTAACCCAGCCATAACCAATTATTTTTTCATGAACACTTTACTTAATTCTTCTGATAGTTTAATTCGTGCACTATCGTCAACATCAAAACCTTTTGCGCTTACGAAGCTCGCATAATGCATCCCATCAGCAAATACTACACCGTCTTGGGGATGATTGCCGTAAATCAACATACTTTCCGTCTGCTCTTTAGCTTCTCCATGGGCACCGTCAGCCGGTATATACATATCGACAATCTTCCCATTCCGAAAGACGACAGCTCCCGGAGCATTCCGCAAGTTCCATGTATGATTTTGATATGTTTTTTTATTACTTATATTAGAAGTCTTTTGAGTATCAACAGCGCTATGAGCAGCATTAATCATAGCAGTAGAGACTTCGTTCTCTATTTCTTCTATAAATTCATCTAAACCGGAAGCATCTACTTTTATATTCATAACCGATATTTTCTTGTAAAGGTATCGCCATACCTGCTTTTTGCCTAAAAAATCAAATATATAGAACAAACAATTGATAAAAGGTTTGTTATTATACGAAAAAAGGGAATATTATTCCCCTTTCTGGTTATTCACAGCTTGACGCTCATTTAATATTCGTTGTATTTCTTCCTGGCGATTATCTGCAACCGCAAGCATATTAACTGCTTGCTCAAGTGAAATAATTCCATCCTGATAAGCCTTCCCTACTGCTGCCCACTTCCCTTGAACATCCTCATTAAACGGCTCAGAAAATTCATGTTCTATATTCAATTTTTCTAATTTTTCTCTAAGTTGGATATGGGTAACATTTTTCATAATGGCAAGAATAAGATTTTTTTCTCTATCAACCAATATATCATATATTTCCTTTAAATTATCCCTCTTAATGAAGCCCAATATCATAGCCCGTTTCAATGCCTCTCCGGATAAAGTGCCAAGCCCTTTCATGTTTTCAAAAGAAAAATCAGGAGTAAACGAATCGAAAAGAATCGAAGAATTCAAATCCGCCTTTTCGCTCTCTTTCATGGAAGAATATTCTGGTGGAGTCATATAATCAATCAGGCTATTATCTTTATTTGTCAGTTGGATAACCTGACCTACAGTATCAGGGTCGGCCAAAGATTTAATAACATCTGTAGTAGCCTTTATCTTAGGGTCTGCAAAATAATTATTTGTATCAGCAGCTTTAGAATCAATCATTTCCTCTCGGTCGCATCTTCTTTCAGTGCCTGCCCAGGCTTTATCTTGGCGATAATAAATCACATTGATTTTCCCGGTAGGGTTTTCAACTGGAGTTACATTCCATCCGATATTAGCCCGCTTACATCGAAATATAAAATTTGGAGTTTGTATATCAAAATGTTCTATTGTCCTATCTCCCTCTTTCAAGAAGTAACCATAACCAAAAGCTATCATGTTTTCATATTGGTCAAACAAAGGTCTCAGGGTATATCCTTTTGATTTGGATATAACGAGCACCTTTACGGCGGGCTTTCCACCATCATTATAAATATGATACACTTTAGCACTTTCGGTTTCAGCCCCCGCCAATCTTTTAGCTTGCCGCATGGTAGTATTAAACCTTGTATCTTTTAAAAACTGCATATAAGCATCAAAAGCTTCATCCTTACCCTCCATGTCCAAAGAAGGCTTCCATGATATAGGATTTCCCAACAAAAAGAACAACTCCACCTCATTTATGTACACTTGTCTGCGCCGGGGAAGTTTTTCAACTTTATAGGGCTGTCTGTTCTTTCTCGGCTTATCGGGACGCTTCATTACATCATGAAGTTCTGGAGTATATTCCTTTATGGCATCAGATACGTACGTATCACGATTTTGCATAACAGATTGTACACGGGAAATATCTTTATTTTGAATAAGTTTCATCAAATCTCGTTCAACCCCTACAGCGTTTAGGGTCTTGTTACGGATAACATTGAATATTGCTTCTATAAAATTCATATCATCAATTTTAGTATAGTCCTAAATCATCTTTATCATATTGCTTAGAAAGTAAAATCTTTCCCATTATCTTGCCAATTGTCCAGTAACGGGCAGCGTCAATCAAATGGTTATAAGCATCAATAGGTGCGTTTATAAACTTGCCATCCTTGTTTTGTTCATATACATAATTTTTCAGTTCCTTAATGAGATTAACAGAACGCTTAGTTACGCAAAGCCTATATTCCATCATCTTAAACAGACCGCCCATGACTGAACCTTTGTACTTATCCGCTGGATAAATCACAATACCTGCATTAGAAATCTCTTGAATAAGTCTCGGATCTGCACTATCTGCATATACGAATAACCCTAATGGCTTCAACACATCTATTATTTCACTTGTTAACATGTGGGTTTGATAACACAATTCATCAAGATACATGCAATCGTCTACTATACCACATCTTACCACCGCTGTAGGGTCAGCGCTATATCCAAAATCCAATCCAGCCCCAACATGTTTAGCGTAAGTAGGAAATTCATCCACTATTTCAAAATCCGGGAATACAAGTCCTTCTGCCATAGCTTGCAATCCCAAACCGTACACAGTCCATAGCACTTTATTCTTATGCTGGAGAGACTCTATCTCGTCTATAATAGTTTGCTCCAAAAAAGGATTGTCCTTATAAGTAGAGATAAAATGAAAAGTCCGCGAATCTTTATTCAAATCACATAACCAATGCTCATCTGAAAAAGATGGATTATAATCTATAACTGAAAAATCAGTAGTACGCATCACCAGTTGTTGCCATTCGAGGAAGGATATTTCATTGCCTTCGTTACAATACAGAATATTACGTTTTCTTCCTCGTATCTTTTGCTCATCGTCAGTTGAGAAAAATTCACAGAACGAACCATTAGGAAACGTGTATACCATATCAGATTTATTCATGCAGCGATTATCCCACATTCGGAATTTGTCTTGCATTATCTCCTTAAAATCCCGAAATACAGACCCCTTTAACGACGGTAGCGTCTTGCGCACAACAGAAAGAGAGGTTTTAGGATGTTGGAGTATATATGCTAAAAGATATATCAATATATTATACGTTTTTGAGCTTCTTGAGCTTCCTTGTGCAGATACAACCTTGTATCCTGATTTTATCGCACTATCAACCGTAGCATATATTTTAGTCGTTTGTATCAGCATCTACAACGTCCCTCCTTTTGTCTATTATCTGAATTGTTATAGAATCATTTTTATCTTCCTTTACAATATCTTTCTGTTCAGTTGCATCCCAACCCAGCAATTTTGCCAATTTTTCTATTGCATCAATCTTATTATACAATTTCAGTTCATAACCTTTATCTGTACTCTTTACGGAAAGAATGGCTCTTTGAATGCCAATAGGCAAGGCGGATACATCCTTTACCACTATGGTAGTAAACATCTCATTAGACTTGATTTCAAGGGCGTCTACAATATTCGCCCTTGCAATATCTGCCAAAATTCCTACCGCTTCATCTTTTGTAATATCTGACCGGCGCCGCATTTCAGAACTCAACTCACTTATCCTTAGGGCAACCTTAGGGTTATTAGCTAATCTGGACGCCTCTACCCAAATCGCATTATCTGATTTCCCTTTGCATGAATAAGCACGACGATAAGCATCGGAAGCATTGCCGCTTTCGAGGTAATAATTACAAAAATTTTCTTGCTTAATTGAAAGTCTCATCCTATTATTCTTCTTTATATATTTTCAAAGATAGACCATTGTGTAAAATGAGAAAAGCAAATGTCTTGCCGATAACAAACAATCTGAAAAAGGTTTGTTATTTGAATGTAAGGCGCTTTAATTCATCTAGAGTATCGCCCTCTTCCAATCGTTTAAGCATTTCTTTATAAATAATATTAATGTCGCTTCTGAAGTATTTGTATTGCTGATACAAAAAAAAGACATCAGCAATGTTGTTTGATATAGTACAAGGCTTTACCTTTGGAAATACATGTTCAAGAGATTTCCTAACCCCATTAGGTATACGCCCACCCGCTAATACACTTGGGACAAACAAAAAAAGTATGATAAACAAAAATTCCTTTCTCTGAATTATTTTTTCACGAGGCGGAATATTCATAGTGCGTACTATATTTTTAAACAACTCGTATATATAGGGAATAGACTCAAGATTAGTCAGTATTGGACTTACTAATTCAGCCTCTCTTTCAGATAGCCTTGACTTTTGTTCGCGTATATTCTTTATTTCTGCAATAGAAGAAAATTCCTTTGTTATATACATAATAATAAGGTGTTAGGTTATCATAGAACATAACAAAGATAATACACTAATCATGAAATAAGAGATATAAATATCAATTATAATACTGAATATAAACAAGTTAGTTAATACATTAATCAGGGAATTAATTAATATATTAATTAAAATTTTAATTACAAATAGTATATAATACGTTAAGTATAAATAGGATATATGTAACTGACAAATATTTATTCCTTAGAAAAAAGCGGATTGTAATAGTATATAAATAAGGAAAAGTTAAATATTCATAATAGAAAAAGTATATCTTTATATCAATCCTATATTTGAAAATACAAGAGAAAGATAAAGATTTTGCATATCAGAAAATTAAGTTGTGCAAATGTTGTGCAAACTAAGCAATCTTAAAATACAATTATCTATAAATTAAATAATTGACACAATATACAATATTCACACCGGGAATTTCTGCAATGCAACATTATTTAGTTATATAAATTATAAATACTTATAACACAATCAATGAACACAAATACTATATATCATAGCGCATCATTTAGCCGCACTAAGTTGCATAAATGTTGTGCAAAAGCCTTATATTTGCACAACCAATTCAATTAAAAATATGACTACAGTAAAGGCATTCATTAGAACCGGGAAAAAAGAAAAAGAAGCCAATATAAGATTTCGCATTTCTGATGGTAGAAAAGTACAGTTATTTCATAAATCGGAACTTACAGTATTGCCTACGTTATGGGATAATAAGCGGGAACAATATAAATCCAAGAGCATTATACGAACAGATGAAAGAATTCGGTTAAATACAGAAATATCGGAACGAAAGAAATTGCTGTTGTCTATATATAGCAGTTATCCAAATGTAAACAGCGAAGAACTTGAAAGACTTGTAGATGAAAAATTGCATCCAGATAAATATCAAATACAGAAAGGTGATTTGTTTTCAATAATGAAACTCTATCTTCAAAAAAAGAAATTATCGGAAGCCAGGGATAAAAACTTCCACGTTCTTATTCGCGCATTGCAAAGATATGAGCTATTTATAACTATGTATGAGAAAAAAAAATTCAATTTAGATATAGATAATATTGATGCAGAAAGAATAGAAGACATAGAAAGTTTTCTAAGAAATGAAAATATACTCTACAATCAATATCCCGAAATATACAAATACATCTTATCGACTATCTATTATAATTATAAAAATTTCAAACCGAGAGCTAAGGGGAATAACACAATATATACTTTGTTAAAAAGACTATTGACTTTTTACAATTGGTGCAATCAGCAGGGAATAACCGACAACAAACCTTTTGAAAAATATGATAAAGTTTTAGGAGAAAAATACGGAACCCCATTTTACATAACCTTGGAAGAGCGTAATTATATTGCAGAATTTGATTTATCCAACCGCCCACATCTGGCGACACAGCGTGATATATTTATCTTTCAATGCCTAATAGGATGTAGAGTATCTGATTTATTGAAAATGACAAAAGAAAACATTATCAATGGAGCTATAGAATATATACCACATAAAACTCATGATGACCGCCCATTTGTAGTGAGAGTCCCATTGAACAACCGAGCAAAATCTCTTATTGCAAAATATGATAAAACAGATAAAAAAGGTAGGTTATTCCCATTTATTTCCACCTCTAAGTATAATGATGCCATAAAGGAAATATTTAAATGTTGCAATATAACCCGCATGGTTACAATACTAAATCCAACTACCGGGAAAGAAGAGAAAAGACCGATAAATGAAGTTGCATCTTCTCACATGGCAAGAAGGACATTCATAGGTAATCTATATAAGAAAGTCAAAGATCCGAACCTTGTCGGTTCGTTATCAGGACACACGGAAGGTAGCAAGGCTTTTGCCCGATATAGGGAGATAGACGATGAAATAAAGAAAGAGGTGGTTTCTTTGATTGAATAATATCTAATTGCTCCTCTATTAGGCAAATATGGTTATATTACAAACTTATGCAGCCGTTCCAATCTCATGCAAAAACTCCGGAGCTAAATCTGCCCCATTTGCCCATTCTATAGTTGTGTGCGTCAATCCGTATTGGATAAACTTATCCTTATCCAACAATTCCCCGAACACTTCTCCTGTAAGGTATGGTTTTAAATCAACCTTCTTTTTGCTTCCGTCACTGAAAGTTACAAGAAGCTCATAATCTTTGATATAATCTACATCTACTACTCGTAACATAAGCATTTATTTTAAAGGTTCTATTTTCCGGTTGCTACAGCATAGTTGCAATCTGATTTTCTACAGCTTTTTTTATAAAGGCATTTATTGATATTCCTGCTTGCTGGGCAAGAATGGCAATTTTGCTATGTATCTCCGGAGAAATGCGTATATTCAAAGAGCCAGAATAACTTTTACGAGGTGTTATTCCTGCTTCTTTGCAATGTGCTATATAATCATCCACCGCTCCTTTAAAATCCTCCTTCAAATCAGCAACAGTCTCTCCTTCATAAGAAATTGCTGTATCTTTTGGCAAATCAAGGACTTTCCCAAACAAGCAATTATCTTCATCGCTTATCTCGATACTTCCCACGTAACCTTTATAAGTCAATGTTTTCATATATAAGTTTCTACATTATGGGCTTTACAATGTCAACTCTCAATCCGAGTGCATCAATAATGCGAAAAAACAAACCGGCTCCGGGTTCAATCAAGCCATTCTCTATTTTTGATATGTAAGACTTGTTTGTCCCTACCTTCTTTGCAAGCTCTGATTGTGTCATTCTCGCCTCCTTTCTTGCATCAAGAAGTATCTGACTGGTATAAAAAGCATATGCATCATCTTCCGCCTTCGCACGTTCAGGGCTTCCTTCCTTCCCGAATTTTGCATCTAATACTACATCATAATCTACAATCTGATGATTATTTGTCTCCATAATATATATCCTTCATTTTCAATACCTTTTCTATTTTCCTGTAACTTTTTTAGTGAGCCAGAATTTATGCGTCTTGTCTAAGAACACTACATAGAAAGTATCTCCCACAATATGCCCAATGATTACAGCGGAACCGTTTATGTGTATTCTTGCCCAGTTCGCATCTTCCGGTACATGATGCGGATATTCAAACATGGTTTTGTCTTTGGGTGGAAAAGAACCGTAAATCGTAAACTTGTCCCCATCTACTTGTTCCATAAGTGGAGAACAACAATAACCATGTAAGGTTTCCATAGCACGGCTCAACAATCCAACTCCTTGCCAATCTTTAAAAGAAGAACCATATTTTTGCGTCGTATCGAAATATTGGAATGAAACCTTAAAGTTGGAAGTCCGTGGCGTATCATTCACGCTATCCTTGTTCTTTGTGAAAAATGTTAGTTTCTTTTTCCCCTTGTATTCAGCCATTCATCTCCAATTTATAGAACAATCGTGTCGTTTCCTTTGAAATTAGGACATTGCATTTATCCGCCTCTGAATATCCTTTACGTGCTTCAAGCCAAGGCTTTTCACGGTGAGTGGCTGCTTCCAACTCGAAACCAGTCCACACTGAAAGGTCATTCAATACAGCTAAAATCAAATCCTGTTGGTCTTTGGAGAGTTTTCCAAACTCCTTATCCACATCTACGCCGTCTTTTCCCGAATAAGCGAGGTCGCTGTATAATATGGACTTGTCTTTAAGGCTATCGTAAACCTTGCGGCTGACGGGACCATGTACCCATGCCTCAAATTGGTCTTCCACAAGTTCTTTATCAAAATAGGCAAGGCAATATGCATCACAATAAAAAAGCAGCTTTTGCAATTTCAGATGCGACATAGGTCCGTAATGCTTCAATATGAAATCAGAAAGCACTACAGAATCAATATTTTGCAAGTCATTACATTTTTCCATATATTAAGTATTGTCTTTATTTATACCGCAAATATACAAAAAGTTTCCTTATATAGCAACTTTTATTAGTTTTCTTCTATTTGGGGGATAATCCTTTTTAGATTGGAGAAAATCGGGATTTCCGTTTTTTTCTCATTGCATCAGGTTCTGAAAGTTCACCTTTCTTTCGCTTTCAATTCCACTTCGAACTCCTTTCCACAGTTCGGGCACGTGATAGAGACTCCATCGCTTTGGGGCTGAATTTCTTCCGGAGATGCGAACAGTTGCCACATGGGGACGTTTAGGGCGGTGGCTATCTTTTCGTAAGATACTATGTTTGCAGTACCATTTATTTGGGTAGATAATGTAACCCTACTTATTCCCAATTTATCAGCAAGTTCATTTATAGTAACACCTTGCTCTTTTAATATTTCCTTTATTCTATTCATAACTCAACGTTTTTAAGACTGTGCAAATATACATTAAAATTAAAATCGTAAAACGAAGTGCTTACAAAACATTGTTAATGAAAGTATTTTATTTATCATTTTATTTTGCAATGTAATATAAACTACTTACATTTGCATCATCAAAGTTAAACAAAAAGCTATAAGATATGAAACGCTACAATTTAAGCAAGATAATGAAAGAAGCCCATCAAATTAAGAAGTACATGAAACTGTATTCCCTTACTCATGGAGTAAAGAATTGGGCGGACTGCCTTAAACTTGCTTGGGTTAACGAAAAGAAGCGTGCGTCTGATAAGGAAACGAAAAACGCAGAAAAAGAAGCTATGGAAGCTTCTTTAGCCGAACCTGCAAGACGCAGCGTTTATGATGATTTATCAATCCCGACATCCGCTTGCTATACCAATAACAATAAAGGGCGTTTCGGCTCTCATTACGTAGGTGATTAACTTAATACATTATACTATGGAAGAAAACAGACAACTTGTAGGCAATATTTGCGCCTCTATTGAAGAACTTGGTAATGTGATAGTAGATAACGTAGCTGCATCACACAAAGATTATGAAATAATGATTGCTTCTTTGGATAGGTCAATAGCTGAAATGAAGAAAAGATTAAGAAATGTATTGCCACGTAAACAAGCATAGATGCACGTTGAGGTTCGACCAGCGAAATCACGTTATGATGTCCCGCCAGTAATACGGCTGGCGGGTTATCAAGAAAGGCACTCCAAGCAGTCTCTATACATTTAGGGGCTGCTTTTTCTATAAATAACAAACCTTTTGCCAATTGTTCGTTTTAGAGCCTTTATAAATTTCTCCCATCTTTTACTAATATCTACTTTTATCCTGAATTTAAAATAATTAAGTATGAAAGAAAAAATATTCCATCAGCTTAAACAGGATTTTTCAAAGCTGGGTTTGTCTGATGAGATTCTTCAATCAGTAGCATCATCGCTTGACGCTATGGGATTAATAACCGATGATAACCTTGCAACTATAGTAAAGGGGCAAGAATCAATGCTGAAATCTTACCAAAGTAATTTTGATAGGCTGCGTACAGAAGGTACAGCCTACAAGAAGGAATTGGAAGAACTGAAAGCAAAAGGTGATGGGGGCGACCAACAGCAACCAACCAATGAGGAACCAGAGTGGTTTACAAGGTACAAGCAGGAGCAAGAGGAGAAAATTCAAAAGCTCATAACTGAAAACCAGTCTGCAAAAGCAGAACAGGCTCGTACAATAAGAAACAATCTGATTCTTTCAAAAGCAAAAGAACTCAAAATCTCGAAAGAGAGAATAGAAGAAGGATTTGCTATCTCCGATGATATGGACGAGGTGGCGATTACAGACTATCTTTCTAAAGTGAGACAGAATGAGGTCGCAAAAGGCTTGGAGGATAAAAGTTCGGCATTCTCCTTGTCTACACCTAAAGACCAGGGCAAAGAACTGGCTAAAGAATGGGCTGAAAAATTGCCGGACGCTAATTAAAAAATAAAGTTATGGCTATTACATTTGAAAAAGAAAAGGTCAAAGGGAATTTCCCCGTTTTTTGGAGAGGTGAGTGCGGCGTTCTTCCGGGAGACTTCAAACTTACAACAGATTTACCGGAAGGCACTTTAGTTAAAAAAGGCACTCCTATAAAACTTGATTTTGCAAAAATGGAGTGTAAGATTTGCAAAGCGGTGGAAGTTATCAATGGCGGTACCACGACCAAGCCGCGGATTAAAAAAGGAAGTTTTGCTGTTAACTCTGAAACCGTAGGCGGACAGGCAATAAATTCTATTGATTCAAGTAACGCGGACTATGATGTACTAACATTGGCTGCGGCCGCAGAAACGGCTGTTGCGGGAGCTGTACTTGGTATTGGGGAAGATTTGCCAGATGCGGTTGTTGAAACAGACTTTGTATTTACGAAAAACATGTCCTTTCAAACAGTGTCCGCAGGATATGAGGTATTAATTTTGAAGGATGTGGCTTATCCAATGCCAAAGGATTGGCTGGTGGGATATAGCATGAAAAATAACCCGTCTATCAAGTATATTAGACAATAAGGAGGTAAATTATGGCAGGATTATTTTATAGTTCTATTTTTGGCGAACTTACAAAACAAGTGCAAGTTCGCATAGACACGGCATCGGAGTTACGTAAAAGATTGTTCGACCAAAACATCTATGAGAAATATTTGGATTGGGATACTCCTACGATTGGGCTGAACTTTGAAGAGTTGATTGGGCAGTACAATTTGAGTGTGGCTGCTGCGACTTTGGATTCTAAGGGAAAAGAGCCTATTATGGGAACGGACGGTTTGGAAACATTAAAGCAAAAAGTGCTGACCCATCAGATGAGTTATTCTATGCCGATTGAAGAGTACAGAAAAGTCCTTCAAATACTTGATTCTCGTATGTTGACAGATGAGCAGAAAACGCAACAACTCATTAATCTGATGTGGAATAATGTCGGGAAGGTTGTAAATTCTGTGCAGTCTAAACTGGATGTTATATTCTTGGGAGCCTTGTCTAACAAAGGAGTTTTTACATTTGATGAGAAAAACAATCCAGAGGGTGGCGTCCGTGGTGTTATAGACCACAAAATGCCAGCCGAGAATATAGCATCGGTAACATTGGATTGGAATGACGATAATCAAAACAATGTGGACTGTTTTGAAGACATTCAAATGATATTGGACGCCTCTCAAGAGAAAGTGACACTTGATAAAATTCTTCTCTCACCCAAACGCTTATCATATATTCTTAGAAATAAGAAGATGAAACAGGTTGTTTTTGGTACAGATAAATCTTCTACTCCACTGTTGATGTCAAATATGAACGAGTTCATGCGTCAGAATGGCTTCCCTATCTTTGAACCCATCAGACGTATCACCCGAATTCAAAACAACGGAACATTAAGTGAGTATTCCCCCTGGAATGATAAGAACTTGGTATTTGTCCCGGCTGGAAAGTTAGGGGTTATCAAAAATGCCTATGCAGACAATGAATTGAGGCAAGAGCCTGGTGTAACCTATTCCAATTATGGAAGAATTCGGATTTCTCAGTGGGGTAAGGGTGAAACAGACAATTCCAATGGAGTTGAGTTCACAAAGGCGCAGTCATTATCACTTCCTATCATTACTGAGATTAACGGCATCTATTCTTTGACAGTAGAGGCATAATGACAATTGCAGGCTACATAAAGCAGAGATTTTCCTACATCGGTGAAATGTCCGATGTAGGGGCTTCTGATTTTGCATTAGATTTTGGGCTTAATGCAGGCAAGGAAGTTTCTTCTGAGGATAAAAAGTTAATAGGAACATTAATTGATGGGTTTATTGAGAAAAATATTCTCCATCCTACCTCAGTTGGTGAAAGTGGATTTTCTGCATCCTGGAGCGTTGATTCAATCAAGACCCATATTAAACTTCTGTTAAAGAAATATGGCATAGACTTGAATGAGGAAACTGCTGCAATTGTCGGTCTGAGTGTGATTAAAGATGTATCTGATATATGGTAATGTATTTTTCTCCTCACATATTACAAGTATTAGCAGAAGAAGAACCTGAGTATGACTCTAACGGACAAGTTATTGTAAAGCCGGAAAATAATACGTGGGAAACTATAGGTGTTTGCCGGTGCGACGATGATAACACCCAAGAACTAAAGTCAGACAATGGAGATATGTATATGTCGCATTATCATATAGTCTATGAAGGTCGTGGTTTAAAAGAAGGTAGCAATATTCGCTGTTTGTTTGGAGAGACAGTGAAAGCGGAAGGTATCGCACGCAACCCTAAGAGCTGTAATTATTTTAATTATTCGGAGGTTTGGATATGATTACATCATCAGATGCCGGTATCATAGTATATAATGATTGCAAATCTTTTGGTCTGCCTTTATATCGTAGCTGGTCTTTCCCTAAAAAGAAAGTAGATACGGAGCGTGTTGTTGTTCTTTCTAAGCGCCAAACATCTGATACCTATTGGAACAGAGGATTTATTGAAGTTAATTTCTGTGTCCCGGATTATAAGCAGAATGCCAATCTCAAAAGGCTTAACGAACTTGAGCAGTTGGCTGTTGAGACTTTGGATTCCGTAGGATATTATAAGGGTTCATGGTATCAATATTCTGTTGAGAGCCATGGGATAGAGGAAGATACAGATTTAAATTGTCATTTTGTTAATGTAAAATTATTATTTGAAGTATTAAACATAAATTGAGAAGATTATGAAACCATTTATCGGAATTAAAAAGATATGGTACGGTGATGTGTTTACTGAAGCCGTAACTAAAGCATCATTAAAGACGTGGCTTGAGTCTGCCACACAAGTTAAAAATTCACACCAAGATACTTGGCAGTACACAGAGGACGACCCAACCTACACTGATTACATCAACGAACTTTCGGGTAATATCTATTATCGTGATGTAACCCAAAAGGGGGCAAAAACCATTACATTCACAATGGGTGAATATACATTTGACGATAAGATTGATTTGCAAGGTGGCGAAAAGGTTGATACGGATGCGGGCTGGTCGGCATCAGATACTCCGGGAATTGTGAATAAGGGAATTGTAGGGCAGACAAAAACAGGCAATTATGTAGTCTTTACAAATGCTGCGGTTATCGCCAAAGGAACAATGGCCGAAAAAAACATTGGCTTGGGAGTTACTGCTGTTGCGATGGAAAATCCTAATGATAATGTGAAGAGTGACTATTTGTTTGATGGGGAGAAAGTGGAAGCTGCCGCCTTAATGTCAGCAGAAGCGCCTGTCAAGAGCAAACCTACCATTTAAATAAATTTCTATGAAACCAAAGGGGTGTAGTGTAAATTGCACCCCTGTTTAATATATTAATAATGAATGCTGCGAAAATAGTAAATAGCTCTATTATTGGCTCTGACTTTAAGACAATTGTCGTCAATAACAAATCATATATCATATCACCGCCTACTATTCATAGGATAGCAGGCGCAGGGTATTACTTAGCAAATTTCCCCGAATGTAATACGCTGCATGATATACTTGTTTCATTAAAAGATATGGATAATGCGGCACATGCTTTGTCTTGGTTTATAAAAGGAAACGATAGCCTTTTTGATGAATTATTAAAAGGCACATTTAATGAAATTGTGGAAGGATTAGAAATCGCTTTTTCTTTAATTTCTGCTGAAAATTTTTACAAGCTGTCAATTTTAGCGAAGAACGTGCAAAATCTGACAGCAAAACAGAAGTAGCTGGTAATACCTGCCTGCTTGGACAGATTGCAACGTTCATGGAAAATCTGCATCTGCCATATGATGATGTTGTATTCCGAATACCGTACCGTAATTTAATCATTATGCAGAAAGATAAACTTCATACTGTTTTTGGCGAAGTTTTGCAAGAGGTTTCCGATGCAGAAATGTTTAAGAACCGGAAGTTTGATGAATGATTAAAGAGAAAAGGTTATCTTTGCCAAAAAAATAATTTTATATGGCACAAGAAGGCAAATACGCATATGACGAAGAAAGTGTTAAGGCAATCATGAATTGGGCAGAAACCGCACAATTGCCAAAGGAAGTAATATTATCGGAATCCGAACATATATACGATACATCTCTGTATATTCGGGCAAATATCAACGACATCAAGCAACACTATCCGGATGCATTTTATAATCCGGCAATTGATAGGCTATACAGATTAAAAGAGTTTATGGGAAAATGAATAAAGCCGCCAAATCGAAGCTTTGTTTTTATAATTTTTTTACACCTAATTACACAACTAAGCCGCCATGAGTATTGGCGGCTTAGTTGTGTAGAAAAACCTCGTTTAACATTCCCCTAATTGATATTCAAGAATTGTAATATCTACTTTTGCAAATATATCATTTATGGGCAAGCAAGTTTGTCCCATAAGGTAATCATTATTTAAACATGTTTTTCACTTTGTCCAAAGAGTCGTATTTATTAAAATCCAATGTGAAGTCAGAAGATATTTTTCTTGTTTGATAATATCTAACTATCTTTGGATACCTTTTACTCCAACACTCTGCCGCCCATGTAGGATACCCCCCTATTACTTCATTGTATAAATGAGATATGGAAGAAAAAAAAGCTTTTTCGTAAAGTTCAATTGCCTTCTCTTCATCTCCCTTTAATTTAGATGCTTGCGCTTCTTTAATTAGCTCATTAATATCGTGCCTTTCCTGCTTTTCCTTGATTTGCCTTACATCATTAGTCATCTCCCATACTTTGAATAGCAAAACGATTTGCAATATTCCAGATGCAATAATAATGATTGAAGTAAAAAATGCAACATTTCCCATAATTATATGTTTTTTAATTGTTTGTGAATAATGTCTAATAAAATATTTTTAGCAATACATACAAAAGAAGTTTTTGCAATTTATGTAGTTGTTTAATAATTTATACGGAACATATAAATCAAATAATAAAGCACATTATTAACTTCCACCAACTTGGCTGCCTAAAATCTTCATATTATAAATTTTCTTTTCCTTTACCTTTCCGCCTTTCAGTATTGCAACTTCTTGTCTCAGTTGTACAACTTCTTTAAGTAATTTTTCATACGCTTCTGCAAGACGGAGCATGTGCTTCATCATTAGATTTACATTTTCATTCATTATATTTCAAATTAATAATTTGTGTCTTGTCGAAATAAAATATCAACAAATTTTATATTGAAAAGGTTTTATTTCAAAACATGTTTGTAAACATATATATTAAACAGCCTTTCTTCTCACACTGAATAGGTCTTGTATTTCTTCCACAGATTTGTTTAGAGCGTTAAATCGCCTTTGCAAATCCTCAAATTGCGCTTCATACATAACTACTGTCGTTTCATACATTCTCTTCCAGTATTCAGCAGTTTCCGGAGATGGAAAATCTTCTACGTCGACTGTAGACAATCCATTTAATTCTATTCTATCTTCAAGAAACATATTGCCTTCGCCTACAAGAATGTAATTTGCATTGACCTTATATATTTCACATAGTGCGACTATTTTATCTATAGACGCGTTTTGCTTTCCTGTAGAAATTTTCGATTTTAAATCTCTATTAATACCTAATTTTTCCTCAAGCTCCATATTACTTAAATTCAGAGCCTTAACAACATTCATAAATCTTTCTGAACGTAACAAATCATTATCTTTATCCATATATATATTTTTTAAATTACAATTCTTTGTGTATATAAAATATATACATATCTTTGCACACGTAACAAGTAGCAGTTGTTCGATTGACATTGTTTATACTTACCCCTTTCCGGGCTAATTATATGAGATGAATCCTGTGATAGCTGCTACCTATTACGGGATTCATTCTTTATATAAAATACAATCGGTCAATGGACATACTTAATATACCAATAGATATAATCAAAAGATACAAGGCAAGCAAGGCTGAAAAAGAATTGCTTGCCTTTGCTATTGGCATCAAGTGTCTGTATTCAAATTCTGTACTTACCGATGTAACCCCTTATAAAGTGATGAAACTGTTTCATGTTTCTCACGATAAAGCCAAACGCCTTATTAACGGAGCGTTAAACGACAGTTTTCTGTTTTCCGTAAAAGGAGGCAGCTTTCTTGCAAACACTTTTAAAAGCAAGGAAATCAAAAGGTCAATAGGGCGTACGCCTTTTATTTACACCTCTGATTATTGCTATAAACTGAATAAGAAGGAATATTCAATTCGCATGCTTGTGCATGAGCTGAACTGTATTATGCTTCTTTGTGCAGTCAATTCTATTGATAGAGACAACTTTCCGCAGAGTAACGGGAAACCGAAACAAAAACGTTGTGCCCTTACCAAGGATTTGACTTTGCGCAAACTTGGAAATATATCCGGTTCAAGCAAAAGTACCGCACACAGACTGATGAATGAAATGTTCCGAAACGGAGTAATCTCCAAGACAAGGGCGCACGGGGAAATGGTTATCCATACCGTGAATGCCAACACCGTTGAAGAGTGGCGCAAAAGAACGGGAAGGAAACATTTTATCTATAACCCCAAAGACGGAAGCGGATGGATTGTCATTCCTTGTTCTTACTCTATATGTGACAGAGGGACTACCGAGAAATATAAGCACGTTATTTATAATCACAAGAAGCGTGTTGAATCATCAAATCTCAAAGTGTCCAAACATCCTGTTTATGAAAATCCGTTTGATAATCCCATTAACGCTGCTTATTTATGATATTTCTATTTTGGGAACATATATTATTTACAGAGAGAATGGGATTACA